TGCAGGTAGTTCTTTAGAAATAATAGCTGGATCAAAAATAATAATGGAAGCAAATGACATTCTCAGAATACGAGCTGGTGTCGCAAGTAAAATAGATGCAACTGTAAGTTATCTAGATCAAACTTAAGGGGGTATAAAACATGGCTCTAACAACAGTAAGTTCAGATAGGCTTTCTACAAACGTAAAGAATACAAACTTTACTTCAGCTGAAAAACAAGATTTAACAGATGATATAAAACCTTTATTAGGTTCTTCAGGTGGTGGTAATAAAAATTTAATAATTAATGGTGCTATGTTAGTGGCTCAACGTGGTACGTCATCTACTTCTGCTGGTTATCAAACTGTAGATCGTATAAAAGTAGGGCTTGGAGGTAATGATGAAAGTCCTACATTGAGCCAAGCTGATGTTGCGTCTGGAACAACACCTTATACATCAGGATTTAGAAAAGCGTTTAAAATTACTAATGGTAACCAAACAGGTGGTGCAAGTGCAGGTGATACCCTAGAGTTTCATACTAGACTTGAAGGTCAGGATATTGCTAATAGTGGTTGGAATTACAAATCTGCATCTAGTTTTGTGACTTTATCTTTTTGGATAAAATCAAGTGTTGCACAGACTTTCCCAGGATATTTACATACACAATCTAATCCAGAATACATTTTCCCATTTGAAACAGGTTCTTTAACTGCTGATACTTGGACAAAAATTACAAAAACAATTCCTGGCAACAGCAATTTAGTATTTGATAATGATAATGGTTTTGGATTAAAACTGGCTTTTACAGCTTTCAGGGGAACAGATTTTACAGATAATTCAGTTACCTATGATGCTTGGGCTGCTTATTCGTCTGGTGCAAGGTCAAAAGATCAGACAACAACATGGTACACAACAAATGATGCAACTCTTGAATGTACAGGGATTCAATTAGAAGTAGGTAGTGTGGCAACAGATTTTGAGCATAGATCATTTGCAGTTGAAAAAAGGCTTTGTATGCGATATTATCAACAAGAGGTAAATCCACAAAGAGGTGGTGGTCGGGCAGGAGGTACTGCTAATAAAGGAGAACTTCACCCATTTTTCTTTCCAGTAGAAATGCGAAGTACTCCTACAGTTTCAGCAACTAATACAGGTGGGTCTGGCGGTCAATATGTTTATGATGATGATGGTTATGCAAATTTTTCAAGTTTAGATAGTTCATCAGCTAATCCTATTTCTTGTCATATAAATTATACTTTGACAGCAGATTTAACTAATGGTTCACAACTAATGCTTGGAGGTGCTGCTGATACTAACTATAAAACCACTTATAAATTTGATGCGGAGCTTTAATCATGGCATTTCCTAGTAACCCTATTTACAAATTAATAAATGACCCTAGAGATAATCAATTAATAAATATCAGGACAGCAGACGATAAGTTTATTCCTATTGACGAAGCAAACACCGATTACCAAGATTATTTAGAGTGGGCTAAGACTAATACAGCCGAAGCTGCTGATGGATTAACTTGGGATGATATTAGAGGTATGAGAGATCAGATATTAAGAAGCACAGATTGGACAATGACAACTGGAGCTACTGTTGATCAGGCTCAGTGGGCTGCATATAGACAAAACTTAAGAGATATTCCTCAGACTTATAAAGATAAAACTCCTGATGATGTCGTTTGGCCGACACAACCATCTACTGCAGGACCTAATACTTAAATTTTTTAGAAAATTACTAATAATTCTCAAAAATTAGCCTCTGTAAAATAGAAGAAGCAAATAAAAGATTTCAGTAAGCATGCCGTATATAGGTAATAATCTCAGATCGAATAATGCTTATAAAACGGTTGATGATGTATCAAGTTCGTTTAACGGAAGCACCACAACTTTTGCTTTAACAGTTGGTGGTTCTGCACCTGTACCATTTCCAAAATATGAGACACAATTAATAATTTCTGTTGGTGGTGTAGTTCAAGAACCAGGAACAGGTTTTACATTATCAGGGACAAATATAGTTTTTGGTTCCGCTCCAGCTTCAGGTGAAAATTTCTTTGGTGTAATTTTAGCTGCTGCTGATTATCTAAATGCTGGTGGAACATTCCCTGATGGAACTAATACAGTTCCTTCTATAACATTTTCTGATGACACAGATACAGGAATATTTAGAAGTGGATCAGGATTAGTTTCTATTGCAGCTAACGGAGTTAAAGTTGCTACCTTCCCAACGAGTGCAGGGAGTGCCGACCAAGTGCTTGCCACAAATGGATCGGGTGTACTCTCATTCGTTGATCAGTCAGGGGGCGGAGCTGTTGGAGGAGGCTCTGACAAGCTCTTTATGGAGAATGGAACAACCATGACAACTAACTACACATTAGGTACTGAATTTGGAGCTACTTGCAATGCTCTAAGTGCAGGTCCGATTACAATTAACGCAGGTGTCACGCTGACTATACCTAGCGGTTCAGTCTATACGGTGGTTTAAATTATGCCTATTGCAATTAATGGATCAGGAACTATAACAGGAGTCTCAGTAGGGGGTTTACCTGATGGAATAGTTGATACAGACATGATCGCTAACAGTAATGTTACTGCTGGAAAACTAGCAAGTGGTGTTGGTGGTAAAATTCTTCAAGTTGTGCAAGCAGCAAAAACTGATACTGCAAGTACAACAAGTGGAACTTATGTAACCATTTCTGGTTTATCTGTAAATATTACACCTTCATCATCTTCAAATAAAATTCTAGTTATAGCAGATGTAAAAGCTGGTAATGATGGAGGTAATGGATATTATCTACAGATAGTTAGAGATAGCACAGCTATTTATGTTGGAGATGCTGCAACTGGTAAACAACAATGTATACAACAAACTTATGGTGGTGGTGATACAGGAGAAGGCAAGTACGGAATGGCAAAGATGGGTGGAACTTTTTTAGATAGTCCAAGCACTACTTCACAAATTACCTATGCTGTTCAATTTTTAAGACTTGGTGGTAACTCACCGCAAACTTTATATGTGAACAGAGTTGGTAGTGAAAATCCTGGTGAGTATGTTGGTAGAGCAGCATCCTCAATAACAGCAATAGAGGTGGCAGCATGAGTTCTATAAAATTAACAGCTGATTCTGGAGGAGGTACTTTTGAAATTAAGGCTCCTTCTTCTAGTGGAAATACAAGAGTATTAACTTTACCAGATACAGGAAATGCGACAGTTCTTACAACAGATACGTCTGTAGGTAAAATTCTTCAAGTAGTAAATGCAGCAAATACAAATCAAATATCAACAACTTCAACATCTTTTGTTACCACAGGAGTATCTGTAAATATTACTCCTGCAAGTTCAAGTAGTAAATTTTTATTAGCTTTTTCTAATTCTACTTATAATGACACTAATAATGCTCACACATATATTACTTTTTATAGAGGCTCTACAAATTTAGGGTCAAGTTCAAATGGTTTACAACTTGTTTCATCTGGCTCTAGTAGTGGTGATGCAAGATGGAATGCTCTGTCACTTTCTTATTTAGATGCACCAAGCACTACAAGTCAGATTACTTATGCCATTTACTGGAAAATAGGAAGCCAAGGTGGAACTTCTTTTTTAAGTTATGCAAATGAGATGCCTTTATCTTTTACAGTAATGGAAATAGGAACATAAATTATTGATATGTTTAGCTCCTCTAAAATAAATAAATAAAAGGATTTTTTTTGATATGGCATTAGACCATGAAGCAATTTATAAGGCATACGCAGGAACAGTAGTTTCGATTGACGATGGTGCAGGAGCATTTGATGCAAGCGGAGCTTCTGTAAGTCTCGACCAAAGCAAGATCGACAGTGCGAGAGCCACACTAGACGCTGAAGCTGCTGCAATAAAGTATCAAACAGATAGAACAACCAACGGTTCCACAATATATGACTCTTATGGTAATCAGCTCGACATGATCTACAAAGACTTAGTAGCAGGTAAGTTTGATACCACTGGTACTTGGGCAACACACGTTAAGGCTGTTAAAGACGCAAATCCAAAGCCATAGGAGATAAACAATGACTAGTAGATTAGTTGTTAACAGTATTAGACATACAGGAGCCTCAACTGATTCCATTACTCTTGATAGTTCTGGAGGAGTTAAAGTAACTATTGCTTCTAATGCTCAGAGTGGAGCATATGTTGCTGTTGCTACTGATGCTGGTAAAGCTATATATATTTCAACAGGTGGAGTTACTATTAATAATTCAGTATTTTCTACTGGTGATGCAGTAACAATTATAAATAATAGTGGATCGAACCAGACTATTACTCAAGGATCTGGAGTGACTTTATACAATACTGCTGATGCTACTACAGGCAATAGAACTTTGGCTGGTAGAGGGATGGCTACCATATGGTTTGCATCTGCTTCAGTAGCTTACATATCAGGGGCAGGGTTAAGCTGATATGCAGCAAATGCTTTTAGGGCTCGGTGCTCAAAAGTTTACAGAAGCCACAGGTGGTACAGTTACTACTGATGGAAATTTTAAGGTACACGCTTTCACCAGCACAGGAACTTTTACTGTAACTGAATTAGGGACTGTGAATTCTTTTGAAATTTTGACTGTTTCTGGTGGTGCAAGTGCTAGTAGTAATACATATACAACTGGTGGTGGTGGCGGTGGCGTTGTAAACCATCAAACTGCACAAGCCTTAACTGCTGCTGCATATACAATTACGATTGGAGCAGGTGGTGCACAAATATCTTTCAATGCTTTTGGTGCACAGGGTAATGCTGGTAGTGATTCGTCTGTAAAATTAGCTTCTAATAATTCTATTATTGTGGAGTCTGATGTTAG